TTGTCCCCTTAGGAATGTGAAAGGTAGAGTCAAACATACCAGCAATCCACCGATAGCGGCCATTGATATTTACATAATTACTTGGGGCTTGTCCAAAACTGACAAAGCTCACTAACACTAAGACTATTAAACTAAGATATTTCATATACCACATTGATTGATTCATTTTCATTGAAAGGAATATTTGGATTGAATGTTATTGTGCCTGTAGATTGGTCATAAGCATAAAAAGGATTCCCACTAATCAAGTCAGCATCTAAATTTGACTGACTATGCACAACCCCTGACCTTGCCACCATAAAGATTTGAGTATAGGCAAATGCCGCATCAGTAATTTCATTTAAGGTCGGTGAAGGATAAAATGTCTTTTCTACTGTCATTAGTCTTTCCACATTGCCCAAACGGTTTCGCCTGGATTAAAAGGAATATTTGAATCAAAAGTAATCCTACCCAATGCACTATTAAAAAGTGCAGTCCTATTTGATGGACTTCCCGTGGTTATAGGATCATAAACTGTACCCTCCCTACTTATAGCAAGGATTGTCTTGCCCTGTAATGACTTGCCATAAAATGACAAACCTGATACAAATATCTGTCCTGATGTAGCACTCCAAAAGTCAGAGTCAACATTCTCATCAGCAGTAGGACTTGAAGGGCTGGCATCCATTACAAAAGCACCTGTACCTATGATGTTTACCGTACATTGTACAAAACTCTGTACATCCCCACTAATAGGTAAGTTCTGTATCAAAGCCTCACCCTCTATTGTTCTGATATCTCCATCTAAGTTAGTGAACTCAAACTGCCACTCTTGGACAGCCCTTGCCACAGATTGCTGCATTAAATAGAAAGGAGAATATCTATCACCATCATTGTTAGTTACAAGAACACCAGAGGCAGATCCTGACCATTCTGTTCTTCTTATTCTTCTTTTAGTAAATAACCCATCATTAACAGAAGTTCTATTGATGATTTCATTAGTCATCTCAAAGGAACAACTTTTAGCACAAAATACCGGGTAAAATGTGCCACTCACTTTTATTGAGGCTATCATATTAGAGCCTCTTACTACTTTTGGGTCATTCATTTCTGAATATATTTAAAGGAATGGCCATCATAAGACTTAGGTATTGAACCATCACCTACCTCTATCATATAAATAGACCACTCACAGTTGTCAGTATCTTGCTCATAATGTAAGCATTTAAATTGCTTATTATAAGTTGCTGGATGTGTGTCTTGCTGTCTGTACATATGCATAAGATCAGGCAAATCAGGAAGTCCTAAGTTGTCTATCTTATCGGTGTCTAAACCATCAACAGTAGCTTCAAATGCACTAAATACTCTATTAAATTGATTCCATACTGCTTGATTCTGATGCTGTCCATAAGGAGTTTGGTCCTCTTGTGGCGCACCACCACCAGGCCAATCAATAGAGTCATAGAAGTTTTCTGTAAGTAAATACCTATAAGCTGTGATTGTAGTGCTTGCATCTATCTCTGAAACAGTTGCCTCATCAAACTCTAATACTGTTTTATCGGTGACAAAGGAATAGTTGGTTGCTACTATTCTAAATGTACCATTATTGTTTGTGGTGTTAGTAATTCTTATATAGTCATCTACATTAAAGATAGGTGTCAAAAAACCATCCAAAGTTACTCCATTTCCTGTTTCAAAGGCTGCATTGCCTGAATATAAAGTATCTCCTAAAAGCCTTCTTAACATAGACCCTTTCATTTCTATTCTTGGGGCATCAGACATATATACTAACTCCTCCCTTACTGCTAAGGTGTCTATATCTTGCTCAGAGGTATGTTGCTGACCTGTATATTTCTGATAAGAGCCATTGACTCTTGGGATGATATCTATTGTTAAATTAGAGAAGTATAGAGGGGCAAAAATGTTTGAGTTGACACAAAGCCTTACCCAAATTCTACCATCAGCAGGAGACTCTATTTCACTACTCATTGATGTGTACTTAGGCAACTCATCTTCTGCATCTAAAGAACTATCTAAAGTAGTCCTCCACATTTGAGTAAAAGGATTGTCAGATATTGAAGCAGTCAAAGGTTTAGGTTTACTAACCCATTGATTTATTATGCTTGCAGGGTTTGTGTTGTCATACTGCCAGGTATAGTATTCGGTGTCTGCCTCTAACCAAATATGCACAGGGTTTACTATGTTTAAGTTAACATCTTGTCCTACATCAACTGAAACACTAAGTCTATCACCCTTTTGTACATAGAATGGAGTTGACTTAACATAATGAATAAAATCATCCCCTGCTACATCTTCGTGTTCAACAACTAAATATCTATCCTTTTCATAGCCATACTCAAACTCCTTGATTATCTCTCCCCTTGCTCCTGCTTGTTTGTAAAGGTCTAACCATATCCCACTTGTGCCATCACCAGCCCTTGCAAGTGTCCATCCTTGAGGGTTAAAGATTCCTGTACTTGTCGGCTGTGTAGGATCAGGCTCAGTTGTCGCTGTTCCCTTCTCAAAGTCAATATTCTGTACTATCTCAGCAGGATAATTATAGTCAAACTTATGTATTACAGACTTATAAGGTCTCTGTAAGGAAAGTCTGGCATCATCATTCATAAAGGCCATAGTATAGTAGTCACTATCAGCCCCAATGTCTTTTGCATATAGCTCTGTAATGTAATCTACCGGCTGACCTTCATAGTCAAACCTGCATATCCTAAACTGAGCATAGTTAGCCTCATCTATAGACTTAATAAACCACTTATTCTTTTGTTGGCTTAACTCACAAAACTCCCCTAATATCTTCTGTAATGCTGTATAAGAGTCCTCTAATTCCCCCACATTAGCCTCAAATGTTTGAGCATCTAAAAAGACTGTATTGTAAAAATGATATTCAGGATAATCATAAATAGCAGACACCTCTAAAACATTCATCTGTACCCAAATATCTAATTCCAAGCCTGTCTTTTGTAATGCCCAAGCTATATATTTAATCAAGGGATGTGGACCTTGTATGTATCTACTCTCATTGTCGCTTAATGGAACACTTTGTAAAAAGGCTATGCCATCAGTTGCTATTAATTGTAGCACATTAGGATCAGGCTGAAAGGTCTGCCCTAAGTCCGATAAAGAAAGCCACCCTGTGTAGATTATATCTGACTCACTATTTACTGCAACCTCTACTTTATATTGTGTATCACCACCACCAGCAAAAGTCATTGCATTTACTATATCATCAGTAAATACTCTTATTGTGCAACTTTTACTTTTTATAGTGGTAAACTTATCTTCTGAGTTATCTACTGTTTGTAAAACAATAGGAGCATCAGCCATCTCTAAAGTTACCTCTGACTCATCATCTTCTGTGGTGTCTGTAATCTTTAGATAAAAGGTCTGCTCATTCGGACTATTGTCCGTGTAATCAACCTGAGTATTGACAAAACTTCCTTTGTAATAATTAGCCATTAACTCTTAATTGACTTCTTTGTGTTCTGGCATATGCCAAAATGATATCCTGCCCTCTTAATACAGACATCCCTGATCCTCCACCATTTGTTCTGCCACTCATAAATGAACCTACTGCATTATTGGGTACAATAGAACCACTAACTGCAGGAACAAATAACTCAGGACCTCTTTCTCCTACAACATAAGGACTGCCACCACTAACAGGACCTCCTGTTGCCCTAAAACCTGCTAATCTACCAAAGATTGCAGAAAAGCCTTGCGCACCACCTAAACCACCCGGAAATATTGCAGATAATATTGCTGCTAAAACAGCAGTTGCGGCTAACTTCTGTATGACTTGTACTAATATGGCTTTTACACCTTGTCCAAAGGCTTCAAACGCATTTTCACCTCTTGATATGGCTTGTATCATTGCATCCAATGAAGGAGTTAAAGTATTAGCAATCATATTTCCTGTCTCGGCTAAATCTTTCTGAGCTGCAGTTAATCCCTTAAAGCCCATAAACTCAAACTTCTTTAATTTCTCCGCATCTAATGCTAAAAGCAAAGAAGCATCTAATGGCTCACTCCTTTTAAAGTAATTTTCCATCTCCTTTTTAATCAAAGCAGCAACAGGACTAACACTTTTTGCTACTTCTACAGGATCACCAGGGAACTTTAATGGAACTTCTATTTCTTCCTGTTGTAAAAAGGAGCTAAAATCCAACTTATCAATCTTAATATTTTTGCCTTTATTAAGATTCTCATTTAATTCATCAAAAGCATTAGCTAAATTTAGTGCTGGTTGTAAAGACTCCATTAATTGAGCCTTTAAACTTGCAACCATCATCTCATAGACATTAGTAGTGCCTATTGCTGTTCTTTCTGCTTGTGTTTGATTATTGTAAGCAATTACTCCATCTGAAATTGCCTTATTTTTATCTTCAGCAATTTGTGTTAATTTTTGATCAGTAGTTAGAGAAGTAAATTTAGTTTTATTACCCTTATCAAGTTGTAATCTTTCTCTTTCTCTTGCTAATTCTAATGCTGTAACCTTTTTAGCTGTTTCCTCTACTTGTTTTGCTATAGTTTCTTGTAATCCTTTGACTACAGCTTGTCTGAGAATTGAATCAACAAGTAATTGATATTTTTGAGTAATATTATCTAAAGTAATAGCTTCTTTATCTAAACTTGGTAGATATTGGGCATACTCTTGATTTAATAATTTTATAGCCTTTGCCCTATCCTCTGTGCTTGCTGTAATATTCTGTGCTAAACCAACAATTGATGTAAGTCTAACTAAATCTGTTGCTAATGATTCTGCTAATTTATCATTTGCCTCTTTAGCTGCACCCAATCCTCTTGTCCAAGCTGAGAAACCTGTTATTGCAAATGTTAAAGCTGATGTAATAACACCTATGGCAAGACCAACACCAGCAGGACCAACCAAAGAGCCTAATAAAGCTCTTAAAGCTCCACTTGTACTTCCTGTAGATATTTTTAATTGTCCAAAAGAATCAACTAATGGTCCAATATTATTTTGAATACCAATAAAGCCAAATGGAGCATCTTGAACTACTCTATTTAAGTTTATTATGGCTTGATTGGCTTGACCAGCAGATTGTGGTAATCTATTAAAACTTGCAGCCGCTTTGCTTACTGAATTACTAACAACAGCAGCACTTTTACTCGTTTGATCTAATTCAGATTGTACTTGATTAAGACCTGCAACAGCACTATTGACATTTGCCCCTATTTGTATCTGTAAGCCTTCAGCCATTCTTTATTCTTTTTAGTGCTTCCTTTTCCCTCTTAGCTTTTAATAAGGTCCTAATCTGCTCTTGGCTTAGTTCTGCTTTATCATCAAGCTGCCAACTATCCATCACAAACCTTGCCCCATTACCCTTTCCTATGAATGCCTCACAAATGAGTGCAGTCTGAAACCTTAAGAGAATTGAGTCAGTCTTTACCTTCTCAATATAACCTTTTCGTAAGAGTATATACTCATCTACCTCTAAGTCATAAAACTGATGCGGAAGTAGGCCAATCTGTCCAAATGCTTCCGACCTCATCTCATCCCAGGTCAGGCTTTTGCCTGGGGTTACTTTTCCCCCTCGTCTTTCGGTTTGTTAACTTCTACAAACTTATTGATTAAATCTGCTGCCTCTGTCTCATCCATACCACCTACCCATTCTTGCACTTGTTCTATAGTTACAAACTCAGGGTTTTTGGTTACTTTGTTATGGCAGTTGATACCACCATAGACAAGGCCGCAAATAAAGTCAAATTGCTTGTTTGGTTTACTAAGAAGCTCAGACATTAGTAATGGATCGGAAGAAGTGGCTTCCCCATAGTATTTGGAAAACCACATCTTGCCTACATCCAATGTTTTATCTTGACCTCCTATGCTGTGTGTGATTGTTTTCATAGTGGTTTAGCTTGCAGGTTCAGTATCAATGTCTCCTTCAATTTCAATGGTCATAGTGAACTTAGCAGTCTGACCGCTTGTGTTCTGCTGACCTAATGCACTAATCCAGCCATAACCACCGTGATAGATAGTCTCTGCTGAATCAGTTAAATGCCAATACTTCTGTGTGTTGTTGGCATACAAAGTTTGGAAATCATTGTAAGAAGCCTCATTAGCATCAGGAACGGTATCAACAACTGCATTCAATGTAAATCGGTTGTTTTGGGGTCCTAATGTTTTTAAGGTTCCGCAGTTAGTTTCATCACTAACCACATTGCGGCTGCCATCAAATGATCCCTCACTTTGGCAAACAGCCGACTTTCTTGCACCACTCGGAGTGTCAGAATATTCAATGAACATCACACTTCCTGAGATTGTTGTAGCATCTGCCATTTTGTTTGTATTTAATTTTGATTTATAATGTGTTCGTATCTCTTTATAACCCTAAAAACCTTCTCTGCTCCATCATCCTCATACAATTCTGTCTCAGATTGTACTGTTAACTGAGTGATTTGAAAGTCTGTTAAAGTTATCCCATAGGAGTTAGGACTTAGCATAATTAAGTCATCTATCTCTTGGGCAATATCATATGCAGTCTTGCTATTGGCAATTGTAGGAAAGTGTGTAAGAATCTCTACAACTAATATAGCAGACCGAAAAAATGCCGAATTATTTAACTCATTGTCTGTAGAACCCTCAGCTCTTATTAAGACAAAGTTGCCTGTTTCTGTAACAGGGACTGCATCCTTATAGACATTAACTGATAGGTAACCATTCAAGGTTTGATACCACTCTGTCTTTATTTGATATAGTGCATTTTTATATGCCATCTAATACCCTTGTTACATTTTGCACCAAGTTATTCCTAACCGGTGTGATTTGTTTAAAAAAGAATGGTTTAGGACTTATTCCATTCTTATAAATACTTCTTGCTATTAAATAAGCCACCCTATCTACTTCCTTGCCTGTTGCTATCCTTTTCCTCTTTACCCAACCCTTAATAGCATCTATCAATCTTAATGTTCCACTACCTTTAGCACCTTTGTATTGACTTGCAAACTCCTCTGTGCCTGGATATGGGTTAAACTTGCCCTTTGTTCCAAACTCTATAAAAGGAGCATAAAAAACATTCGCACTAACAGTATATTGTAGGTCTTTAGTCTTACTATAAGATATGGACCTTAACAAAGTACCTCTATCTCCTCCCTGACTTGCCAAATCTTTCTTAGCCAATCCGACAAAGTTCATAGCAGCAGCCTCTAACTCAGCATCCACTAAAGTTTGTGTCTCTTTAGTAGCCTTTTGTATTTTGGCTTGCAATTGCTCTAAACCTATGACATTTGCTTTAATCAAGTTCAAATATTGAAAAGGCTGATATCTCCCAATTAAACCGTTGCTCTTTTACCCTTTTGGCATTACTAATTGCATAGGTCTGCCCAAAGTATTCAATCTTATATTCAGGAGTGATATTGTAGTTTCTGAAATTTATCTTAAACACCTTACTGTCTCCTAAGTTAGTCTTGCCATCAGCTTGTGATCTACCACCCCCATCATCTGTCACCTCTGCCCACATTTTGTAGGTAGTGCTTACAGACTCAGTTGCATCACCATTAGCATCTATTGTAGTGGTGTACTTTAACAACTTTATGGGTTTTGTAATGCCTATCATCCTAACCAATTTGTTGTTTTGTACTTAGCAGCTAATACCATAGCCTCTTTACTTAAACCTTCTAC